GATGAGCGGGTGGGGCCGCGGTGTCCTGAGTTGACGGGGAAGATCCCTTTGATTGTCTGGGAGTCCGACGCACAGCGCGACTCCCGCAAGGCCGAAGCCGACAGACGAGGCGTGAAGCGTTTCGTCAAGAGGCTCGGAAAGGGGGCGTGTGTTGCATGCGGCATGTGCCCCAACGGAATAAACAACGTACGGTTTTCCGTACAGAAAGGTGCCTCATGAGCATCGAACAACCGGGCTACATGGCCCGTCACGAGCATCACATCCTGAGCGGGGGTGATCTAGCAGGAACTGGAAAGTCTCTGCTGGACGTCGCGCGGGATGCGGGTGCCGACTTTGACGTTTCCTATCCGGAAGCGTCGTACATCAACCCCGGCACCGGCACGATGGTGATACCTCGTGTGGAGAAGGGGAAGTACAGGGGACAGCCCCAGAACGTGTTCGTAGTCCGTAAGGACAACGGCGCGACGGTGGGGTTGCACTCGCACAAGTATCCGCGAACCGACGGCTACAAGCCGGTACTTCGGACAGCGGAAACCTTGTTTCCAAAATGCGCCTCCACTCTCACCTTGTTCGGCAAGGGGGAGAAGGTGGTGTTCGGACAGAACATCGGTAAGACGGTGGACTTGGGGGGCGGAGACGTCCTGAAGCCCATGCTCTACTGGACATCCTCGTTGAACGGACAGTGGACTACCGCCGTCTACAACGTGATGAACCGGCTGTTCTGCCAAAACCAGTTGATCGGCATGACGCCGATCATCTCCGTCAGGCACACCGTGAACCATGACCACCTGTTGGACATGCGTTCTCAGATCCTTGGGGAGCAGGTCAAGCGGGCAACAGTGTTCGCTGAGATGGCTCACATCTTGAAGGATCAAGCGTACACCGACGCCCAGTTCAGGGAGTTGGCGTACGAGTTGGTGCCTGACCCGGGAGGCGATGAGCCAAGCGGCGTGGCGCTGAACAACTGTGCCCGGAAGCGGGGAGCGATGTCCAACGCGTGGCGCAACGAGCGCGACGAGTGGGGCCGGAACCGTTGGGCGGCGTACAACGCCGTGCAGGGCGCCGAACAGCACCGCATCCTTGCCCGTGGAACGGGGGGTCGAATGGACCCGAACCGTTCGCTACAGCGCACTCTGGACGGCAAGGCGCAACTTGCGGACCGGGCGTGGGAACTGCTTCTAGCAGCCTGACGCAGCCCTTCACTCATCCCAGTGGCACGGTGTCACTGGGGTGGGTGTTGGGGTACGCCAGTACCAACCAACCAAAAAACCAAAGGGGATTACAGTGGAAGTAACCGGAGAAATCACGGCAACCGAAGTCAACATCCAAATCGACACCGACGACATCACGGAAGAGGTGGTCGACAACATCGACTGGGAAGACAAGATCAGCGGACACATCGACGTTGGCAGCGAAGTGGAGAGTCTGCTGGATCAGTACCACGACAACGATTCGCCGTGTCGCGTCGGCAGGTCGTTTGAGAAGGCGGTGTGGTGGGCGATGTCCCGTCGGGCCGACAACGACAGCAACTACGTTGCCGCCGACAGCAACGACAGCACTCCAGCGGGGCTGCGTATCCTCATCCGTGAGGAACTGAGGTCGCTGGTCAGAAACCTGTGAGCGGACCCCGACACGGGGCTTCGATGTACAAGCGAGGCTGCCGATGCGACAAGTGCCGTATTGCCAACACCGCCTACGAAAAGAGGCGCCGCGAGGAGCGGCGAAGCCGACCGGCGACGCCGGTCCTCAAGATGCCCCACGACACCCTGACCAGAGAGGAGTTTATGCGGTATCGCTACGGAAACTGACGTCAAAGAATCCAAGAATGGAGGCTCTTATGAGCGACAAAGAACCAAGTAATGAAGAGGAGGCTGCGGCTATCTTTTTCAATCAAATAGTGCCCGGTTTGTGGGTGGGGTTGCTGGACTTGATCCACGATCTGTGGATGAAGTTGGGTGACTTCATGGAGCAACAGTCGCAAATCTATTCCCAGACAATGGGGACAGCGGCGGGTACTGGCGACGAAGAAGAAGGCGGAGACGTCATTCCGTTCCCCCAACCGGAGGAGGAGTAAGATGCCCAGAACGTGCGCCATCAGCGGTGAGGGTTTGACCGTCATCATCTTGAAGACAGAGGAGGAGACACAGGCACTACTAGAGTTGCTGGACCTAGCACCCCCCGACCTAGCGGTGGTGCTGGACAACCTGACCAACGAGATGATGAACCTAGAACCACTCACCATCTGTGAGAGCAGCATCACCGACCCGTGGATCCGAACAGCGGTCCACGCCAGCGACAAGGAACTGTCCACACCAAGCCGCGAGGCGGAACAGGGGGCTTGGCTGGACAACTAGATGCGGCCCGTTGACTCCTTTCACACGGTCCCCTCCGTGGGGTCAATGGGTAGCAGGCGTGGGGCGGGGGAGTTCTCCTTTCGCCCCCGTCCCACGTCATCCCCACGCCAACCGGGGTCGTTACCCCCAGTTGGACAGAGACGGCCCTCTCCGACTCCTCAACCGCATTGAGGACCACGGGCCGGAGGGGGTCGTCTCGCCCCTCTAGTGGCACCGTGCCACTGGAGGCATCCACCATGCGGGCCTGTAAACCGACTAGGCTCGCGCCAGCAGGCTGGCTCCCGCCCCCCGGGAGGGGGGCGGGGCTAGCCCTGACACGGGGAGGAAAACCGTGAACAAGCATGGATTGCGGCATTACTACAACAAGGACGAAAGCCGGTGGCACCATGTGTGGCACCAGTCTGATCTGAAGAAACTGGACATGTGTCCAGAGCAAGCCCGCCTCATCTGGGGCGGCGACGTAAACGACATCCAAGGCGACGGAGCAGCCTTGGGGACGGCGTGTCACTACGCCGTGGAAGAGGTACTCAACCTGAAGGGCGCCGACCCACGAGAGGCGGCGTACGGCGTTCTCGTTGAAGCCTTCGACCAAGGGCTGTCCGACATCACCCCCACCATCGAAGGGTGGAACAGTTACAAGACCGTCGACAAGATGGCGGAGGTCGGTCAGGCGAAACTGGACGGGTGGTACAACACCGTCTACCCGGACCTGTCGCCCTCCGACGGACGGGTGGAGGAGAAGTTCAGCCGGGTGTTCTACGAGGACGACGAGAGGGTGGTGACCCTCGCGGGACAGGTCGACCTAGTAGATGCCAACTATGGCGTCGTGGACTGGAAGTTCCCCAAGCGTGACTACACGAAAGACAAGTGGCAGTACGACCGGTGGGACGTGCAGTCAACCGTGTACTGCTGGGCGATGGGACTGCCCCAGATGACGTTCTTCGTGATGCACGGCTCCAGCGGAGCCGTGTCATCCATGACCATTGACCGGGGGCCACGGGACTTCTCGTTCCTGTGGCGAAAGATCGAAGCGGCATGCCGCCTCGTGGAAGCGACCGACCTGAAGGTCTGGCCGCTGAATGATGCAGGCTGGTGGTGTTCCGCAAAGTGGGCACCGTGCTGGTCTGTATGCAAGGGCAAACAAGAAGCATCGGAGGATGCAAATGGACAATAAAGACAGGTTGATTGTCGCGCAGAACTGTAACTCTGCGACGGCACAGGTAATGGCTGCGTTGGTGAACAACGGCATCTTCACGTATGAAGATGTCCGTTCCAACTGGGCTGATCTTCACATCATCATCAACGGCAACACTTGGGCAACGGCAGCCACACAGGCCGTCGTAGACGCCATCCCCGGCACTCAGGTGATGCCGACCCCACCGCCACCGATGGGAGCGCCTCCAGCGCCTCCTACGGCTGGCTCAGGGCAGTCCACGGGCGGTAAGACACCGTGGATTCGGCAGGATGGGTTTGAGATCATCGCCAACGCCATCAACTACGAGCGGATGAGCGGAATCACGTTCGGTTCCCGGGACTCCAACTTCTACTGCAACCAGACAGTGAAGTCGGAAGGCAACCTCAACGGGCGCCCCATCAACTCCAAAACCTACCCACATGCAAAGGTGAAACCAGAACGAAACTTGGGAGGTGACTGGGGAGAAGCGTTGTCAGCGTTCGCTGAACACGCCATAGACTTCGACAAGTTGCCCGACTCGTTCGTTCGCCCACCAGCGTACGTGCGGTAGATGTCAGCGAGACTGAGCGCCCAAGAGGCTCAGGCTCGCGTCCAACGGGTTCGGGCCGACTCCAGCACCTCCCCGCTGGAGTCGGCTCGTACTCCTGTCACGCCAGACCTGCCTACTTGCGGCGAGATCGCCGAACGACTCATAACCGACGCCACCGACACATCCAACCGGTGGTCCCTAGGCGTCCACGAAATAGACGATGCGATGGACGGCGGCATCAAACCACGAGAAATGATGGTGGTCGCCGGGAAAGCCCACACCGGGAAAACCGTCCTCCTCATCAACGCCGTTGCCAAGAACCCGAACACCCTCGTCATGTGGATGTCTCCGGACGAACCGGACCTGATGGTCCTGTCGAAGATCCTGAGCGTCCGCCTGAACCTGAACCCACGCGACGTTTACGACCGTGCCCGACGAGGAGACGACAAGATCCTCGCAGCGATCCGACACCAGTCCGACACTGAACTGTCGAACCTGCGGATCATCGACCGGGCCACCATCGCCCGCTACCAGACAGCGTTGCGTCTCTGCGGAGCGCAGGACGTCGACATGGTGTCGGCGGTCGACCACATGCTGGGCACATGGAGCGGCGAAAACTATGGGCGCAAACCAGACGTGTTCGTGTGGGACTTCGCGTCTCAACTCTACGGCCCCGACTTGGGCGACGACCCGTCGAAGATCGGCGCGTTGAAACACGTCGGCATGAAGAACGACGCAGCGACCATCGTCGTCCACCAAGCCTCCCGGGGGGCAGCCTCACGCGGCGCCGCCCTTGGGATCGAATCGGGAAGATACGGCGGTGAAGACCTCGCACACTTTATGATTACGGTGTGGCGCCCCCACGAAGAACCCGGCTTGGAACACGACGAACGTCAACGGTTGGAGTCGACGTTCGGGGTGGCCCTCGTCAAGAACAAGAGGTTCGACGGGCGCAAGGTCACCCTCAACATGGAAATCACCGAGGCAGGCACCCTCGTGGACCCGTGGCAGGAGGCGTGGCACCAACAGGTGCTGACCGATGAGTGACCTGACCTCTTGGTTCCACATGACCTTCCACGGATTCCCCCACGCATGGGGAGAATCCGGCGACCGGCCCCACGCCGTATGGGAAGACCTCACCCTGACGCACTTCCGCCGACACCTCGTCGGCGAAATCGCGTTGGGGGTCTACCCGATGGTGTACGACCCGACGAACAAACACGTCGGGCCACGGGGCTGGGTGGAAGAGGAACGCGACGGCACCACCATCCGTTCCTACCCGGAGATGAAGAAAGACCTGTGGGTCTGCTCGTGGGGGTGCATCGACATCGACGCCTCCGGCGACGGCCACGCCGGACAAGGAACCGAAGACGAGGTGATGGACTACGCCAGCAGCCTCCGAATGATCCTCCACGTCCAAGGCATCCCCGCATGGGTGGAACGCACCAGATCAGGAGGAGCGCACGTCTGGGTGTTCTCCGACACATGGTGCGCCACCACCGACATGCGACGCTGCCTCCAAGCCGCAGAAGAAATAGCAGAAGTCCCCACCGACTCGCCATTCCCCAAGAGCGAATGGCTACAAGGACCACCCGGCAACTTCGTCCGGCTGCCCTACTGGGGGGCGCGTAAACGACACGACCGTCAAGTCATCCTTGACGAAGACGGTCAGCCACTCTCCCTAGAGGACTTCCTCCACGCATCCAACGCCTCCCGCGCCAAGGTCGCCGACATCAAAGCAGCCTCCCTCCTCAAACACGAACCGCAGCCCTACACCGCCCCGGTGGCACGACAACGGAACGACGGCCGCATGTGGGGGATACTGAAAGAGATGTACGAAGGGGGTCCACCGTCCACGGCATTCACCCCCAACCAAGGACGAGGCCACGGACGACACGGCTGGCTGTTCCACTTCGCAGGCACCGCCGCAGGCGACGGCCACCCCCTAGACACCACCGTCTCATGGCTCATCGACGTGGACAACGCCCACACCCACAAGTTCTCAGGACGCCCCGATCAGGAAACCCAACTACGACGGTTGGCGATCAAGGCGTACGAATCGACAAGGAGTAGCCGCCGATGAAATCCTACGGATTCATAGTCGAAGGAAGACCCAGACCGAAGAAGCGCCCCCGGATGACAAAACGGGGGCGTGTCTACACCCCGGCCGACACCCTCGCCTACGAAAAGACCGTCGCCGACGCGTACGACGGGCCAATGTTTGAGGGGCCGGTCCTCGTCAGGATCGGCTACCACAAGGACTGCCAGACCGTGGAGATCGAAGAGATGCCCGACGCCAAGACGTCGTTGACGTTCGACGTCGACAATGCGATCAAGGCGACGCTAGACGGGCTGACCGGGGTGGCCTATCCGGATGACCGCATGGTCTACCATGTGGAGGCAACGAAACTATGACGGGAGTAGCGGGATGATTGTCGTAGAACTGGAGCCGTGGGAGTACGAATGGGCCTCGCATGTCGGGGCGCGCCGGTTCATAGAGAACTGGGGTAAGCGGGACGCAGCGCACTACGACAAGAGACGCATGGAGGACGACAGGACGGCGCAGGTCGCCGCCTGTGTCGGCGAACTCGCCGTCGCCAAGATCACCAACCAGTATTGGTCGGGACACGTCTGGCATAAAACCGATCACAAAACCTATCGGCACCTACCAGACGTAGGGCACAACATTGAGGTGCGCCGGGTGAGGACCAGCACCAACGCCGCTGTGCGGCGTCGCCAGTTGGAGCAGGGTCTGGTCCTGTGGGTGGTGCG